AGCGACTCCAGGATTGCATTACCCTGAGAGTCGTTTTTACATTAGAAGAGTAAGGTTATCAAAACATTCAGAATTATTAGAACCATTGAAGAAAGCTAATTATAAATTAGAACCAGCATTTGGTTCTGAGGACACTACTATGGTTGTTGAAGTGCCCGTAGATGTGGGAGAGGGAATCAGAACTGCTTCCGAACTCTCCATTTGGGAACAATTCTCACTTGCTGCGTTTTTACAACGACATTGGGCAGACAACCAAGTAAGCTGTACAGTTACATTTAATCCTGAAACAGAGGCAGACCAAATTGCTCCATGTTTGAATTATTATCAATATCATCTGAAAGGTATTTCGTTATTACCACGACACGATTATGGTGCGTATCAACAAATGCCTTATGAAGCTATTGATGAAGATACTTACAATAAAGAAGTAAAAAAGTTAGGTAAATTATCTTTTGGTGTGATTAAGAATGAAGAGGCTGAAATAGATAAATTTTGTAACAACGATAGTTGTGAAATCATACCGATGACTGGTGATAATGACGATCAAGATTATGCGAATTAACAAAAAGCGGACAGGCAGACGGCACACCTGTAGAAAAATGTGCCTTTTCATTAATGAATAACGAGGAGAACGCGAATGAATAAGCGTAATCTAATATCTTCATTGTTGGTATTTCTAACACCAATGTTCCTTTGGGGACAAACCGTGGTAGGAGTTGTATCCGATGATGATGGTAAACCTTTGGCTGGAGCCAATGTAGTTGTCGATGGAACTGATAAGGGTGGTGTAAGTGATGCATCAGGTAAATACACTATCGATCTTGGTAAACAAGGCAACTATACTGTAACTGCTTCATTCATTGGGTATTCATCTGTAACAAATCCTGTTACGGTGAATGATATACTAGGAACTGTTAATTTTCTTTTAGAAATTGATGCAGTTGCTATGACGGCACTTGAAGTCTTGGCTTCCCGTGCTGATGAAAAGACGCCTGTTGCTTATACAACGGTGACTAAGGAAGAGATGGAAATTCGTCTTGGTTCACAAGATATTCCAATGTCTCTGAATATGACACCATCGGTATATGCGACTGGTCAAGGTGGTGGTGCGGGTGATGCTCGTATCAATGTTCGAGGTTTCAACCAAAGAAATGTTGCAGTAATGATAAACGGTGTTCCCCAAAATGACATGGAGAACGGATGGGTTTATTGGTCTAATTGGGATGGTGTTGGTGATGCCACATCTTCCATTCAGATGCAAAGAGGTCTATCAGCTGTTAATCTTGCTACACCATCAATTGGTGGAACTATGAACATAATCACAGATCCTACTGCTCTTGAAAAGGGTGGTAAGCTGAAACAAGAAATTGGTGCAGCTGGATTTGTGAAAACAACACTCAACTATAACACAGGTCTTATGATGGGAGATAAACTAGCTCTTAGCACAACTATGGTTAAGAAAACTGGTGATGGTCTCATTGATGGAACTTGGACAGATGCTTATGCTTACTATTTAGGTGGTTCATATGCTGTATCCGATGACCAAAGGTTTGAGTTATATGCGATTGGTGCTCCACAGAGACATGGACAGAATCTATACAAACAGAATATTGCTACCTACTCACAGAAGTTGGCTGGTGATATTGGGTTTGATGATGAAGGTAATGGCTATGATCCAACAGCATTTGCTGAAGGTGAGAAGTTTGAAACCGAAGCTGGAAGATTCTTCAATCAGAATTGGGCACCTGTTGACAAAAGTTATACAGGTCAACAATACTGGTACATGTATGGAGCTAGAACAACCGATAGGTACAATTCTGGTATCATAAATGAAAGAGAGAACTTCTTTCATAAACCATTGGTAAACCTAAATCATTTCTATGATATAAATGACCAAGTTAGAATAAGTTCTATCGCATATTGGTCAGGTGGTTCTGGTGGTGGTACTGGTACTTACGGAAGTGTATCAAGACAACCTGCAGTTGAAGGTTCGCCTTGGTATGCGAGTTCACCGTGGACATGGGATTGGAATGCTGAGATTGCTCAGAACTCTGCTAATGTAGATTCTGCTTGGTCAGATACCGAAAACCGTTCCACAGGTATACTTCGTAATTCAATCAATAGACAGAACACCTATGGTTTAATTTCTAAAATGAACTATGATGTTAATGATGACTTGGAAGTTCAAGTCGGTATTGATTGGAGAACTGCTGGTATCGAACATGCTAGAGAAGTTCGTGACCTACTCGGTGGAGACTACTATGTAGACTTTGCCGATGATATGGCACCAGATGGAAAGAAAGTTGGTTTAGGTGATATAATTGCTTATCACAATGAAACAACTGTCGATTGGTTCGGTGCTTTTCTACAAGGTAAGTACGACATACAGAAGTTCAACCTATATGGTATGGCTGGTATATCCACTATTGGGTATTCCTACTTAGACCATTTTGGTGGAGAGTGGTCATCCTTTGATGGAACAGGAGCTCCTACTTACTCTAAAAAAGACAAAGTAGAAGCTGATAATATCACAACCTTTCAAGTAAAGGGTGGTGGTGTATTCAATCTTGATGACAGATTATCAGCATTCGCTAATCTTGGATATGTGGAAAAACCACCTATTCTTGATAATGTGATTGACTATGATGGTAATGTCGCTACCAATCCATCTAACGAAAAGTTCACATCAGCAGAAGTTGGTGGTTCTTATAGTAGTGGGATTGTTGCTGTTAAAGGTAGTTACTACAATACACAATGGAAAGATAGAAACCTAACTCGTAATGTAGAAACGGGTGCTGGTGATTCAGGTGATACTGATATCATTTATCTAACTGGTGTAAATCAAGCTCATAGTGGTGTTGAAGTTGAAGCTAAAGTTGCCTTACATGAAATGGTGGAAGTTGATTTCGCTTTCAGTAAAGGTGATTGGTTCTTCGATGGAGATGCTAAAGGTGATTACTTAGAACAAGAGTACAATGAAGATGGACAGATTATCGGACAGATGACTACTGAATATACTTATGCTCTTAACAATCTAAAAGTCGGTGATATGCCACAAACTGCTTATGTTGGTGGTTTAACACTAAAACCAATCAAAGGATTGAACATTCAAGGATTGTTAAAATTCTATGATGACAATTATGCTGATTGGTCACCAGACTCTCGTGAGGTAACTGGTGATGAGGATAGAGCTCAAGTATGGAGTGCTCCTAGCTATTCTAAACTTGACCTACACTTATCATACAATCTTCCAGAGATTGCTGGTTTAGACTTGACTCTACATGGTCATGTCTTTAATGCTCTTGATGCAGTTTATGTTCAAGATGCAGTTGATAACAGTAAGTACAATGGCTACGGTGATAAACTTCACTTGGCTCATAATGCTGAAGTATTCTTGGGAACTCCAAGATACTACAACTTAGGACTAACTGTTAATTTCTAAGATGATACAATTGGGGCGATTAATTTCGCCCCTTTTTATCAAAAAGTGCTTGTATTTGTTATAAAAAATAGTTATATTATCATATCGAAAATAGGGAAGTTATAATCTAAATGTATCAAAATATATGGACAGAAAAGCGTGGTGGTAATCAAGTAGAGGTTCATCTTTGGGATGACAAAGCTGGTTATCAAAATTTTATATTTAAGAATTATGCTTATGTCAAAGATGGTGGTGGTCAGTATCAATCCATCTATGGCGACAAACTAAAAAAGGTTACTTATTGGACAGAAGAAGACTTCACTACTGGTCGTGTATTTGAATCTGATATACCATTGGATACAAGAGTTTTGATTGATAGATATCCTGATTCGGATGATATATCTACAGACCATCGTATTTTATATTATGATATAGAGGTTGAGGTTACTGATGGTTTTCCTGAACCAACTAAAGCTGATAACAAGATTACATCCATAGCATTCCAAACATCACATGATGGTAAGTCTTATGTTTACATCTTAGGTAATAGAAAAGATGAACAAAAGAGTGGTGCTTTGGTTAGGTTTTTTAAGAATGAGGCTGATTTACTTCAAGAGTTTCTTAGGTTTTGGTTGGATGTAAAACCTACAATTATAAGTGGTTGGAATATAGATCAGTTTGACACACCTTATCTATATAATAGAATCACAAAAGTTTTTAATGAAGATTTTGCTAATGCTTTATCACCTATCCAACAGGTAAGATATAATCAGAATAAGAAGAAATATAGAATTGCTGGTGTGAGTAGTTTGGATTATATTGAGTTATATAGAAAATTTACATATGTTCAGAGATCAAGTTATCGTTTAGATGTTATTGGTCAGATAGAAGTAAATATGGGCAAGGTAGAATATGAGGGAACACTCGATCAGTTATTAGAAAATGATATCGATAAATTTATTGAATACAACTTAGTTGATGTTAAGATAGTTGTGGCATTGGAAGAGAAGTTGAAGTTGATTGACCTTGCTCGTAGTGTAGCTCACTTGGGTAGGATACCTTATGAGGAAGTGTATTTCAGTTCTCGATATATCGAAGGTGCTATGTTGACTTACTTGAGAAAACTTGATTTGGTTGCCCCAAGTAAAAGACATGACGCTAGTTATGATGATTCTGCTGGTAGGTTTAGTGGGGCTTATGTGAAAGATCCCAACCCAGGTAGATACGAGTGGGTGTATGATTTAGACTTGACTTCTATGTATCCATCAACTATTATGACTCTGAATATCTCACCTGAGACTAAGATTGGTAAGTTGGCTGGTTGGGATGCTGAACAATTCATACGAGAGGAACAGAAGGAATATTCATTCTATCGAGGTAAGAAGAAGATTCGTACATTCTCTACTGGTGAGTTAAAAGATTTCTTTAACAAGAATGAAGTATCGGTTGCTTCCAATGGCGTGGTGTATGATAAATCTAAACGAGGTATCATTCCAGCAATATTAGAGAAGTGGTTTGATGAAAGGGTTGAGTATAAGAATTTATCCAAGAAGTATGGTAAAGAAGGTGATGATAAATTACATCAATACTTTGATCGTAGACAATATGTACAGAAGATTCTTCTGAATAGTTTCTATGGTGTACTTGGTCTTACGGTATTTAGATTCTATGATATTGATAATGCTGAAGCCACCACCACCACAGGTGTTAAGTTAATTCAGTTCACCGAGAAAGTTACCAATAGTTACTACAACAAGATTTTAGGTACTGATAAAGATTATTGTATCTACACCGATACCGATTCAGTATTCTATTCGGCATTACCATTGGTTGAGAAGAGATATCCTGATGCTGATGTCAAGGATGATAAGTTCATGACAGAACAGATTCTTAATATTGCCTCAGAGGTGCAGGATTATATTAACAAGTCTTATGTTTACTTTGCTAAAAAGTTTACAAATATAGAGGGTGAACATAGGTTTGACATTAAACAAGAGGTTATTGCCAAGTCAGCCTTTTGGGTTACCAAGAAGAGATATGGTCAATGGATTATTAACGATGGTGGGTTAGAGTGTGAGAAGTTAGATGTTAAGGGATTGGATATCGTGAGAAGTTCATTCCCACCAGCATTCCGTGATTTCATGACAAAGGTATTGAAGGCTATCCTACATAATATTGATAAGGATAGGATAGATGAGTTTATATTGGATTTCAAGAAGAGCTTGGAGAAACATGAGTTAGACACTATTGCTCTACCAAGTGGTGTCAAGGGTGTGAAGAAGTATAAGGGTGCGAAGAGTAAAAAGAATATATTTTCTGATACTAAAAGTGGTACACCAGCTCATGTAAAAGCTTCCTTGGCATACAATGATTTGTTGGTTCATTTTAAGGCTACTCATCTTGAACCAATTAGAAATGCCAGTAAGATTAAGTGGGTTTACCTAAAGAATAATCCACTTCAATTAGATGCTTTGGCTTACAAGGGATATGATGATCCCAAAGAAGTAATGGATTTTATTGTCCAATATATCGATAGAGATAAAATATTCGATAGGGCTTTAAGTAAGAAAATACAAATGTTCTATGATGCTTTAACTTGGGATATGCCCGTAGATAAAGCTAATAGTATAGAACGATTCTTTTAACATAAACAGGAGTTATAATGAATAAAATAACACTAAACACATTCATACAGAAATATAATCTTGGTGGAAATGTAAATTCCGTTAAGTGGACTTCTGATGGAACAAAACTTTCAACACGATTTATATCAGGCGATAAATCTTTGTTGGGGGTTCTTGAATTGGATAAACAAAGCCTGCCTACTTTTGATGTTGGAGTATATGATACTGCTCAACTACAGAAGATGTTGAATGTAATGATGGATAACATCGATTTAACTCTAACAGAAGTAGAGGGTAATCCAGTAGCATTTCATCTAACAGATGCTAACAAGTCATCTGATTATGTACTTGCTGCTCTTGGTGTGATACCAGATGTACCCGAGTTAAAAAAGTTACCTGATTTTGATACATTGGTAACCTTAGATGCTCAGTTCATGGACTCTTTTATCAAGAGTAAGAGTGCCTTGGCTGATGTCGATCATTTTGCTGTCAAGCCAGTAGATGGTGGGGTTGAGTTTGTCATCGGTTATTCCGATATGAATTCTAATCGTATCAGTATCAAAGTACCGAGTAGTGCTGTTACTTTGGAGAAAGAGGTTAACTTTAATGCTAATCTATTTAGTCAATTACTCAGTTGTAATAAAGAGTGTTCAAAGGCTGAACTACAGATTGCTAAATCAGGCTTAGCTCATATTGAATTCAAGGTCGATGACTTTGTTGCGAAGTATTGGTTAGTGGCACAACAGGTATAGTATGAGTTCACACGGATTATGGGTTGAGAAATACCGACCACAAGACTTATCAACATATGTTGGTAATGAAAATCTTAAAAGAAAAGTAGAGAGGTTCTTAGATGATGGAAATGTACCACATTTACTTCTATATGGCAGAGCTGGTGGTGGAAAGACCACACTTGCTAAAATTATTGTTAATCATGTTGACTGTGATTACCTCTATATTAATGCTTCGGATGAACGAAACATAGATTTAGTCAGAGATAAACTCAAGACATTTGCTTCTTCCGTTGGTTTCAAACCAATGAAAGTAGTGATATTAGATGAGGCTGATTATCTAAATGTTAATTCTGCTCAACCAGCATTGAGAAACCTTATGGAAACCTTTTCTGCTCATTGTCGGTTTATCTTGACCTGTAATTATGTGGAGAAGATCATCGATCCTATTCAGAGTAGGTGTCAAACCTATAAGATAGTACCACCGAGTAAGAAAGAAGTTGCTCTACACTCTAAGACAATCTTGGAGAAAGAGGAGATATCTTTTGACTTAGATGATCTAGCATTGGTTGTAACTGCTGGATATCCTGATATGAGAAAGGTTATCAATGAACTACAGAGAATGTCCATCGATGGTAAGTTAAGTGTTGACAAAGATGGTATGATTCACAATGAGTTCAAACTTCAATTTCTCGATGCTATAAGAAATGGAGAGAGCTTGGGTACTATTCGTAAAATGGTTGCGGATAGTAATTTCACAGAATACACCGAACTTTATAGACTTCTGTATGATGAGGTTGAAAGTTTTGGTGTAGAGAAGATGCCGGAAATAATAGCCGATATATCCAAAGGTTCGTATCAAGATGTGTTGGTTGTGGATAAAGAGATAAACTTTATCGCCACGGTATCAAATATTCTAAGGAGAATATAATGAATATGAGACCACAAAAACCAATACCACAACCTAAGAAGCAACAAGTTGAGGTTGATATAAAAAATGGTACAACTATGAAGTGTCAGAAGTGTGATAATCCAATTTTTATACAAGGTTATATTATTAAGAAAATATCAGCATTGGTATCACCTACAGGTCAAGAAGTCATAGCACCCGTTCAAGTATTTAATTGCGGAAGTTGTGGTGAGATGTTGGACTTAGGTGGGGGAATGGATGAACTTATTTAAATGGATAAGTGAACTTTTTGTCGGTAAACGAGATTGGGATTCTTTCTCCGATGCCGACAAAAAGACATTCTCACCCTTTATGGTAATTCGTTACCTTAGTATGAATGAGGATTTCCTACCTTTGGTAAATCATATGCAGAATTATGTTATCGGAGATATGCCACATAAAGCTGTCTATCAGTTTTGGTGTGGTGTATTACCTAAGAAGAAAACATATCTGAAATACATCAAGGGTAAGAAAGATAAGTATAATAAAGAGGTTATCGATTATTTAGTCGATTACTTTGAGGTCAGTAGATTACAGGCATCGGAGTATCGTGAGTTAATACCTAAAGAAAATTTAATCCATATGTTAAAAGAATATGGAAAAAATGATAAAGAAATAAAGAAGATGATCAGATGAATAAGTTATGGGTAGCACTATTAATGTCAGTAGTTGGAAACATAATAGCTTGGTTTCATATGCAAGGTCAGTTTAAATACGAATGGGCTAGAAATTGGTATTTTATTATATTAGGTGGGGTGCCAATCAGTATATTGTTTTATTGGAGTACGAGATTTTTTTATGAATACTTTGGAAAATATTGGTATGTTAGACCTGTTGGTTTTGGGTTATCTACTTTTACTTTTGGTATTTTAACTTGGTTAATTCTCAATGAAGCACCAGATACAAGGACAATAATTTGCTTGTTTTTATCAGTTATTATTGTTATATTACAACTGTCAAGATAAGGATATAATTATGAACATAAAAGAAACAGATTTAACTACATCAAAGACATCGGATGAGATCATATCTCAGATGGAAGCAGAGTGGCCTTTGATGACCAAAGAATTCAAGAAGATACAGAGGGAGCAATATGAGTTGTTTCTACATAAACAACATGATTACGGTCCAGGTAATATATCTGTTGGCACACAATTACAGACAGACGAAGAGGTTCATTTATCCCTAACAGGTCTGTGGTTTAGGATGAATGATAAGATACAAAGGTTAAAAACTCTATTGATGAACAAGAGAGAATCAGCAGTAGCTGGTGAACCGATGGAAGATGCTTACTTAGATGTGAGTAACTATGGTATCATGGCTACGATTGTTAAGAAAGGATTGTGGGGTAAGTAATGAAAACACCTTTGGAAATAATACAAGAGTTAGTAGAAAAGTATCCAAATGATATGCAATTAGGTGAAAGAGTTAGGGCATACATACATTGGTTAAAAGGACTATTAAAGGATAAACCAAAAGATGTATAAGTATGAATGTAAAGCTGGTGTCTATGAATCAGACTCACTATTTGGTTTGATGTGGGAGATGTTTAAACATAGATTATGGCATTTGAGAAAACATGGTAGGTGGATGGATTGAAGTCATTATCTCATTCACAATTTAGTGCTTACAACGAGTGTAATCTAAAGTGGAAGTTAAGATACATAGATAAGCTCAGTAAGTCAAGTGGTAGCATACATACGATATTCGGTTCTGCTATGCACACCACGATACAGGCTTATCTAACAGAGATGTATGGTACTTCCATCGTGGCTGCTGAAGCTCTGAACTTGGAAGATATGTTGAAGACCGAGATGGTCAAAGAATTTATGAAGATTCGTGAACAACACAATGTTGATGTGTGTAATCAGAAAGACCT